CTACTGTCTAAGCCCAAGCGCATTAAGATAGCGGTGGGAGGCCGGGACAGCACCAAATCCACAGGGGTAGGCGATATTATGCTGATGTTTGCCGATCATGGTGAGCGTATCTGTTGTGCTAGAGAGTTCCAGAATTCTATTGATGACTCGGTGCATGAGAACCTGAGTATGGAGATAGAGAGGCTGGGACTACATCAGAAGTTTGACATCATGGCGAGCAAGATCGTTGGCCGCAACGGTGGCGAGATAATCTATAAGGGTCTAGCCCGGAACATCACAAGCCTCAAGAGTATTGCTGGAGTTAATCGGCTCTGGATAGAAGAGGGTGAATCAATCAGCAAAAACTCACTCAAGGTGCTGACTCCATCAATCCGCGCCAGTGCCAGAGATAACGTGACCAACATAGACCGGGATCAGTCCAGCGAGATATGGATTACAATGAACCGGGGTACGACTAAAGACGCTATTAGCCAGAAGTATCTGAAGAGGGCGGAGCCAGAGCTGGCTAGGTGCGGAAGGTACGAAGACGATCTAGTGATGATTGTGGAGGTGAACTACAAAGATAATCCGTGGTCGCCACCTGAGATGATCCAAGAGCGAGCCGATGACTGGAAGAACTTGCCCAGAGCTGAGTACGATCATATCTGGGATGGGAGATATTCTGACACCGTGGAAAACAATATTATTCAACCTGAGTGGTTTGATGCGTGTATTGATGCCCATATTAAACTGGGGTTTGAACCGCTAGGTCAGGAGCGCGTGGCCTATGACCCGGCTGACACAGGCGACAACAAGGCCGTTGGCTATGCTCATGGGCCAGTTATCAAGGATGTACGGGATACGGCTCTAGGCCGCATTGATACAGCTACAGACTGGGCTACTAGCTACGCCAATGACATCAAGCCCGATGTGTTTACTTGGGATGGTGATGGGGTAGGTATGGGGCTAAAGCGACAAGTGGCCGATGCTTTCTCTGGCAAAAAGGTTGAGATTGAGGTATTCAGAGGCAGTGAAGGGTGCGATCATCCGACTAGACGCTATGACCCGGTCAGTGATGACTCTGGCATTAAGAAGCAGAAAACCAATAAAGAAATGTTCACAAACAAACGGGCGCAGTATTACTGGATGTTGCGCGATAGGATTTTTCGTACCTATTTAGCGATTAACAAGGGGGAGCGTGTTTTCAACCCTGATGACCTAATATCGTTTAGTTCAGAAATTAAGCAGTTGCCTGCACTAAGAACCGAGATATGCACTATCCCTCGAAAGTATGTAGGCAGTGGTAGAATTCAGATATTGAGCAAGCCTGACATGCTGAGAATGGATATTGATAGTCCTAACATGGCCGATGTGGTGATGATGTTAATGCGCCAAGTCGAATTAAAAAAGAAAGCAAAAAAGAAAGAATACCAAGGTTGGAATTGATATGAGCCAAAAAAAGAACTATGAGAACCATTCGTGGGTGCTTCAGGCGTTAGATGATGCCCAGTCAGCGGATCACGATAGAAGGAACAAGGCTAGAGAGGCCAATGCGTTTGTGGACGCTCCTGATGGTCAGTGGGAAGATCGTTGGAAAGAGATAAACGACAATGCCCCTCGCTATACCTTTGATATGGTGACTTCACTGGTGGATCAAATCCACAGCCAGATGTCTCGGACAAGCTATGACATCAAGGTGCGCCCGGCTGGAGGTTCAGCAACTAAAGAGACTGCCAAGCTCTACGATGGCATGGTCAGAAATATTGAGAATATATCGGATGCGGATCAGGTCTATGACCAAGCTGGCCTTGAATCCATTATTTGCGGTGTAGATGGCTGGGAGATAGCAACCGAGTACGTTGATGGCGATTCTTTCGATCAAGACTTAATTATTAAGGCCATACCCGACTATCTGGACTCAACATGGCTGGGAATGCACAAAAAGCGCGATGGCTCTGACGCTCAGTATGGATTTGTTCTGAGAGGATTGGCAGAGCAGGTATTCAAAGACAAGTACCCTAACCGTGGAGATGGGGGCAACTTAGGCTCAGACCGCACCAGTAACACCTATTATCACCGAGCAGACGTTGTGATGATTGGTGAGTTCCGCTATCTGCTCCCGGTTCAGCATGAACTGGCGCTAATGGACACAGGTGAGGTCATTGAGGTTGATGCTGACTACCTAATGGTCTATGACGAGCTGCAAAGGGCTGGAAGCACTGAGATTAAGCGCAGGAAGCGTACTAAGCTGAAGATGTTCTCACGGCTATTTGATAACACCGGCTGGATTGGCAAGCCAAGAGAGACATTCTTCGAGAACTGGCTAAACATCATCCCAGTCTATGCCAACTGGAAATATGTCGAGAACAAGGTTATCTACCGGGGTCAGGTTGAGCAGGGTATGGATGCCCAGCGGGTTCTAAACTACAGCCTGTCGCGTGAAGTGGCAGAGACATCACTCGCGCCTAAAGACTTTTTCTGGGCCACAGAAGCTCAAGAGGAAGGGCAAGATTGGTCAAGGCTCAACGTATCGCAGTCTCCGGTACAGAATTATAGCTTTGATGAGGACGCTCCGGGGCCGCCGGTTCGAGCAGGCGGTGCTACGCCTAACGCTGGATTGGCTCGAATTACTGAGACTATGCAGGCGATTATAGGCACAACCGCCGGGATGTTTCATGCCAACATGGGCGATAATAAGAATGCTCAGTCAGGTCTGGCGATCCAGAAGCTGCAAGATAAGGGCGATGAGGGCAACAACAAGTTCATGGTTGCCCGGCAGATAGCCCAGCGGCACACAGGTCGCATACTGGTTAATGCTATACCAAGAGTCTACGACCAAGGCCGTCAGGTCAGAATCTTAGGTGAGGACGGATCGTTTGACATGCAGGTTCTTGGCACTCAAGTACAGGATGAACAGACAGGCGAGATTGTTGTTCTGAACGACCTGAGTGAAGGTGTCTACGATGTAATCTGCACAACAGGCCCAAGCTATAGCAGCCGCCAGTCTGAGACTGTATCTGGCATTACGGCTATCGCACAGGTTGCGCCAGAGGTGTTGCAGCTAGGCGGTGATGTCCTGATGAACAACATGGCTAGTCCCGGCATGGAGCAGTTGGCGGCCAGAGCTAGGGCTAGATTGTTTAAGGCTGGAGAGATACCAGAAGACCAGATGACGGATGAGGAGAAGGCCAAGGTTCAGCAGTCTCAACAACAGCCGCCGCCTGAAGACCCTATGATGATTGCAGCACAGGCTGAGATGAAGTCTGCTCAAGCAGAGGAGATAAGCGCACAGACTAAGCAGATGGAGTCGCAAGGCAACATTCAGATTAAGATGCGCGAGCTGGAAATCAAGTCACAAGAGCTAAATGTGCGTGAGTTTGAGGCCACCACAGACCGCTACAAGGCACAGGTTGATGCAGGTGACAAACAGGCCGGGATCGCTCTTAAAGGCGCACAGGCAGCTAACCAGCTTGCCGAGGCAGAGGGTAAGGAGCTTGAGAACACATCTAAGACATCAGGACTGAGCAGTGTTGTTCAGCAGATGCAAGAACTGAGCAACGCTGGAGGCCCGTTCGGTGGCTAAAATCCCCAAGAAGAAGTGGTATGAGGCAGGCGATGCTCTGGCCGGACTTTATGCTGACTCTGTGGAGTGGCTTGATAAGTCATCGGCAGCGGTAAGGGCTGAAGCTCAGAAGGCTAGGATGCAGAGGGCGGTAGAGCAAGATTTTGACCTTATTACCACTAAGTATCATGGCTCGCCTAACATAAGCGAGTTCGATGAATTTGATCCCGCGATGACAGGAAGGGGCAACGACCAGTTTGGGCCGGGATTCTATCTTTCTAACTCACCGAATCAAGCGTCTGGCTATGCGTCAGACCGTGGCCGCACAGCCCTTAACCAGCCTTTACCCGCACCCGGCGTAATACCTACAAACACAAAAACAAGCAATCTGATGGAGGTTGACGGCACTAAAGCTAACAATTTGGGCGATGCAATAACATTAAACCGTAAGCAAATCAGGGGAATGCTTGATCAATCTGGCGCATTAAAACGACCTCTTGACAGCGAAGACATGAATCCTCTTGGCGATTTCTATGAGTCGTTTTGGGATGACGGGCCTGAAGAGTGGATGCTAGATGACTTGGCATCTAAATATGAAGGTCGAAACCCTGAAGAGATTGTTGAACTATTTGACGATCAGACTGAATTTTTGAGCGCCTTAAGTAATGCCACAGGATTTGATGGACTAAAAATTAATTTTAGAAATGAACTTGTAAATGAAGTCCACTGGAAACCTGAAAACATACGCTCAGTCAACGCTCAATTTGACCCTGCCAAGCGCAAAAGCTCAAAACTACTTGCATCATCTACAGGCGCTGCCGCTCTTGTAGGGATGGGAGCCGCACTATCTGGGCAGCCTGCTGAAGCCGGGATGATTGGCGGGGCTATACAAGGCACGAACAACTTGATTCGGCTGGGGTTTCTAAAAGCAGAATCTGCTCTGGACGCAAAAAGCGTAAAGGGCGCACAAACACGTTACGAAAATCAAATAGCAGCCAATCCAGAGTTTCGTAGGAGAGAAGCGTTAGCGTTAGCTAATCAGCGCAAAGATGATGTCGTTAGGGCCGACTTAGGGCCGCGCAAGATAATTACTCCTGAAGACATGCAGGGTAAAGCACTCGTTAGTGTACCGGGAGACCGCAGCGACATATCAACAATTAACAGTGTGCGCGGCATTGAACTTCCAAAGCCGGTTGAGGTTGAGGGTGGTGCTGGGTTTTCACAAAGATTTGGTGGGTGGGCATCAGAATACTCAATAGCAGCAAAAAAACAGAGAGCATTAAAAAACGCGGCTGACGATTCTGGGCGGGATGTTATTGGTGTTTATTCGGGGATGGGGGAAAACTCTATAAATTACTCAACACCGATTGCTGAAATAATGATGTCTCAGATTGCTGGTGGGCGTATTCCGAAAAAAGACAAGCTAATGTTTGATGAGGAGATGCGAAGGGCATATCCGCAGTGGGTGGGGCTGGATGACCCGCGAGCCATGTCACAACTTATGGGAGAAAGTATCGAGGGGTTAGCTGCTCTGCCGGGGAAAGCTCGCACACCATTTACTACAATCATGGGGAAATCTGAGTACAGAAAGTTGGGATTTCCTAGCTATAATGACGCAGTGGATGTTGCAACAAATCCAGACCTTAAAAATATAAATATAGGAGACTCTGGCTACTCTATGTTTAAAGCCAACCCATCGGAGCCGGTACAGTATTTTGATGGACATAAAACCTACAACACAGAAATACCCGGAGAATATTTTGGGGGATTAGAAGAAAGCGTTCCAAATTCTGTGATGTTTCCTGATGCGTATGCACAGCAACGATCCCGTATTAATGCAGCCGGTGTTCCGTTTCCTCATGGGCAAGCCATGAATGCAATAGCGACGCGCGGCGATGTTTATCAGAAAGCAGACCAGCAATGGCTTGATGGCATAAAGACGTATATTGAAAAGAATCCTGCCAAGCAAGGATATAATCTTTCGGCAATACCTGAGAGGGGCAACGCTAACCCTCTTTTATTAGGCGGCATAGCTGCAACCACAGCAGCAGGACTGGCACTGTCTGGAGAGGCAGAAGCTGGAGTAGGCAAAGGCATTAAATCAGCATTAAGAGTATTTGATACCGAAGATGGTTATAGGTTTTTTGAACTCTCTGACGGGACTCTTGTTGACAACCTTGATCCTGATGCTGTTGATATGGCGTTTGACAATATTAAACAACTAAAAGATGAAATGGGTGACGGAGTATTTCAAATAGGTGACGAACTTGCTAAAGCTAGGTATTCAAAAAACAATGTAGACATTTCTGAGCTTAACCAGAAATATTATAAAGACATGGATTCTAGCCCCCAAAAAGGCAACGCTAACCCTCTTCTGTTGGGTGGGGTAGCTGCAACCACAGCAGCAGGACTAGCATTATCTGGAGAGGCAGAGGCTGGCCCCGTTAACATCATTGATCCCATTACCGGCCTAATACGCAAGGGAATTGAGGCATATCACGGTTCCCCGCACAAGTTCGACCCATCTGTTCGCGTTAGAAACAAAAAAACTGGAAAGGAGCATATTTTAGCCAAGAATAGCTGGGATAACCCAAACAGCCCATACAAAGGCACAGGGCATCCATTAGACCCAGATTTGAGGGAAGAATTCGAGGTTCTGTCTGACAACCCTTTGGGTGCGTTCAGTATGGACAATATCGGCACTGGTGAGGGCGCGCAGGCTTATGGGCATGGGCTGTACTTTGCTGATAGTGAGGGAGTGGCGCGGGGTTATCGGGAGCAACTGACACGCGACAATGTCCCTGAGCTGGAAGTGCCATTCATAGAGTCGATGGAGGCTGTTGGGGTTGACTTAGGTAATGTTGGCGGGGAGGCTCTATATGAGTTTGTCACTCAATACGCACATAACAAAGGTGATTTATCAGGCACAATCTCAGATGCAAGGAGAACATCCAAGCTGTTGAAATCTGACGGACAAGATGCCGCAGAGTTAGACGCAGTAATTGAAGCGGTAGATAAAGCAAGGGTAAACGGGTTTGAGCCACCTATCCCCTCCGAAGGCGCACTCTACCGCACAGAACTAGACGTAGACCCTGACACCCTACTGGATTGGGATAAGCCGCTGAGTGAGCAGAGTGAGAGTGTTAGGGATGCGGTTGATAGGGTAATTGCAAAACACCCTGCAAAGAGTGATTACTGGCTGAACAAACCTAGCTTGGCAGATAAAGATTATTGGACGGGTGAGCATATTTATTATGCCCTTGGAAAAGATGCCAAGGCAGCAGGTGTTGGTACAGACGCAAGCAGGACTGTAAACGCTCCGCAAAGAAGGGCGTGGTCATCCAATGAGTTATTGCAGGAAGGCATCCCCGGCATACGCTACCTAGACGGTGATAGCCGCAACCGCCCAGCAATCGACATACAAAATGAGTTTCTTAATGAGCTGCCAGAAGATGCCAGCATTGAAGAAGTGGTAGAAATGCTTGGCACTGGTCAATTTTCGCCAAAGAACGAAGAGTTAATTAGTGCATTAGATGACGATAATTGGCTTGGTTTTGATTTCCCTGCTCAAGCAATATCGGTAGCACTTGGCAGAAACGCCAGCAATTATGATGTATCCCCAAGGCTGACTCAGGCTGTTAAAAATGCCCAAGTTGATAACCCGACATCCAACTACGTCATGTTCGATGACTCTAAAATATCAATCAAAGAGCGCGGCATGGCTACTCCCGCAGCATTGGCTGCAACTGCGGTAGCAGGCGGGGCAGGAATAGGCCCGGCACTTAATTTGTCTGATATTGCTGTTGGCGGGGCAGAGACATCAGCCTTGCAACCACTGGCTGACCAAGAATACATTGATGAGGCTCCTGTTCGAGAGATGGAGGGTGCGACTGGCGCTCTGATTATGGAGCTTTTGCAGGAAACTCAGCGGTCAAGTCAAGAGTTCTCAATGCAGCATGCTGCAAAGGCCGAGTTACGCGCAGCAAGAAAGGCTGAAGTATTGAGGGCTACCGGCGTGGCTGTGAATATTGCTAAAGGTGTGGTGGCTGCGCCGTGGAAGGGTCTGGCAGGCATTAACGCTTTAGGGACTAGCCTGTTTGCTGGCACTGGGCTTGATGAGGCCATTAACATTGCAGGCAACACTGCCCAAATGAGTAACGACCAAGCCGTTGACCAAGGGTTTGCGTTTTTGGATAAGCCAATGCAGGGCTATCAGGGCATGGCTAGTGTGGCCTCTGGGCTAGTGACTGGCGAGGGAATCCAAGGTGCTTTAAACGCTGGCGCAGATACAGCTAACCGATCAGTTGATGAAAATGCTCGACTCTACGGTGATATAGTCTACGAGGGCATGGATCAGTACGATGCTACTCGGCCACTAGCTCCAGCTTTTGGCGCTTTAACCTATGGTGGAATGTTAGTAGGCGCACCATTTTAGGCCGATCCCGGCCAAGGCTCGCGGCCTGTCTCCGTGAAATAAGGATGTAATAATGAGCGACAACGATGTATTTATTGAAGGCACTGACAGTGAGCCAGAGGTCGAGGTAGAGGACACATCAACCCCTGAGACTGAGGTTGAGACTGAGGCTACTGAGGAGAAAGAGGCAGAGGTTGCCAAAAAACCAAGAGTGGAATTCTCGCCAGAGCAGCAGGAAGTCTATGATGAGTCTTTGAGGAAGAAAACAGCTAAGACAGCAGAGGCTCGCGCAGAAGCAGAGCAACTACAGCAAAGACTCCAGCAAGCAGAGGAGAAACTGGCGCGGTATGACCAGCCGCAACGCCCACAAGTCCCGCCAGAGCCTAACTACCTA